GCCGTCAGACACGCTGTTCAGGCGTGCTGGCATGGTAGTTATGTTCCCTCGCCTATATTTAATGGGGGACCTTCCGCTAGGAAGCCGGCGTGACTGCCGGTACATGCCAATGGCATGATGTCCCCTTTGCTACGATGTAACCCCCGAGTCTCCGGATTGGGGCAAATAGCACGTCTTCTTCTGGCAACCTCACCTGACCATTACGGTCAAGATCGATTGTCACTGTTGACACTGAAGGATGTTTCATCCACAGAGCCAACTGAAGAAACTCGTCTCTTACCTGCTTGTTCCTGTAACGGAACTTACAGTAGAGGAAACGATACGTACCATGTTTGCCTTTATCTATCCTACTTAGCTTCATAGGATAGTGATTCTGGAACCTTTCGATATCGTGAGATATCTTGAGTCCAGCGTCATCCGGATAATCGAACGGAACGAGCTTGATTTCAATCTCAAACCGTTTAAACAACGCGAAAAGAACTCGCCAAAGCTCCTTGTCATACACGTAACTAAGCTCTCCGAAGTACGATTTGTACTTCTGTAAAAGAGCGTTCGTTATTATGTATAGCCAAGGTTCTAGCGAACTCCTTCTTGTTGAATGGGGGGCCTTAAGGTAATAAGGCCTAACGTCGTACCCGCAGAGATAGTCACCTCCGCAGGACTCTCTGAACCGCTCGTCTCCATAGTAGGATTTCTCCTTATTCACTATGAAGCCGACACTTTCCATAAACTCGACATAAGCCGGGGCTATAGAAGTGGGTAGGATACAGTCGTCACCGAAGACCGAGCATCTCTTTAAATCTTCCCATTCAGGGAAGAGGGAGTTGCTGTCAGTCTCGAGTGTCATCCATATCGCTACTGCGTAAGTCCAGAAGACGAGAGTCTCCAATGGGAAAGTTGTTGCATTCCCCATAGTGCTAATCATATTAAGTTCGTGAACCTCGCCGTCAATGACGGTATTCGGGGTACGAACCATATGTATGGCACTATTCCAATCGCGTGGTAAAAGCCACTCGAGTAGAACTGGGGATACACAATCGGAAGCACTGGACCAATCAATGGTAGCTAAGCTACCGGTGATCGATCCAACACGTGCCAGCCATCTGTGCATCCTTGGTAAAGACTTAACGTCTAAGCCGACCCTAGCCATACGGCGATACATCATCTCCATCAAACCCTGCTGCAAAAACATATTGCAAGTGGGCTCGACGGCGATGAACCGCCTGGCCGTGGAAGACTTGTCGACAGTCGTAGCACGTGATGCATGTACATAATCAAACCATAACCCGTTATGGGCCTTATGGCTATCCATTGTATAGATAGCCTCCTTCAACATAAAGTCGTAGGATAGGTATGACCAAAACATGCGTTCAGCACTTTCAGTGGTAGACAGAGGTAGAGAGAACTTTTTCTCCGGGGTTGTGTTAGCAAAGCTAACACCCAGAGAGGAACCAGGTGAGTTTTTACACTCTTGGAACCATTCTTCCTCCTCGCAATGGCCAAGGACGAAGTGCATGATTGCACGGGCACGAAGATGAACTTTTTCTTCGTAGTCCAGACTAGCTAGAACACGCGGAGATTGGTATTTGAGTTGCCCGGTAAGGGTCTCATTTACCTTCCCCATATGTTCGTTGGTTGCCTTAAATTTCTCAAAGGCCTCCAAAGTTAGCTTGTCCTCGTCATGACCAGGGCTACAGTACTTCTTTAGAAGTTCCGTAGCTTGTCTATTGAACGCGAAAAGCGTAGTGCTGTCATCCAGGCAATACTCATGTTGAGCTTGGACGAAATCACGGCATAGTGCCGAATGTATCTCGTTACTGATTACATTCGGGTCAAAGAGCGTTGGCAACTTTGACTTGCTTGCGGTTTTCTTTTTCATAGGTAAGTATCCTGTTTGTAAAAGAATTGGAACTATTTATGGAACTTCTCCTACATCAGAACCTGAGTAAGGAGGAGAAAGACCACATTCTAACATCGAGCCATCAAGTGTCGTGCGTAATAGGTCATCACATAACAACTCATCTCTAGCTACCATAGAAACGGTGGCCAGGAGGAGGATTGCTATAATTTTGACTGTTAGCCAAACACTCATGACAACGACTGTTTCTTCCAGAAGTCGGAAAAGTCCGAATCTACAAGAAACTGAGCACCCGCTACCAATATACTCTGGATTTCTGCATCTGTGGTTTCATGATCCACAGAAAGCTCGATCTTAAGTGAGTTGATAGTGCGATTTGTGTTGTCGAGGCTCAAAGGTACGAGCATTCGAACAGCACTCCGCGCTTGGGTATACCCGTTAGGTGCAGAGGTATTAACCACTGGTTCGCGTACAGTAAATTCAACCTTCGTCTGATCAATAAATTCAGACGAGTCATCAAGGATGACGTTAAGTTGATTTAAGGTACCGCCCTTGGTGATTACACCTGTTGCAGTTCCGCCGGTTGTTGCCACAGTACCATCGTACAAGATGGAACTAGTTTCAATAGCCATAGGGCTACTCCTTTAGGTTAGCTAGATACGAAGATTTTGTAATATAATATTCGTAACATCTAGCAGTTCAGTTGCGTCTTTTGCCAATCCACCGATATTAACTGGAGGAATAGCATCAGACATGGACGGTGAGTATACTTCCCTTTCGTAAGTAAAAGTTCTACGAATTCGGGTCTCACCAGTGACGTTAATGGTCCAGCCTGGGCGTGATTGATTGGTTAGCATGAATGATAATTCATCTAAGTCCTTTCGTGTCACGCTTGCGGCTAGGATGGAAATGCGAGGATCCGCGAGATTAGTTAGTCCACGAATTGCTGAACTAACATTCGTAACGCGGTCTACAAGAAACGAGTAAGGCAAGACTTGCCAAAAAGTTTCAGGTAGATCCTTGTTCCTCAGGCCTAAGGTATACCTCCAATCATATATGGGATTGGTAATCTCATATAAGATAGAGGCGTGATAACGGATATTACGAGTCCTGGTTTTAAACCAGGAGTACGCAGTACCGTTGCTACTGGTGTCGTAGGTATCACTAACTACGCCACCACCTTCGCTAAAACCTCGAGCAGTCTTTCGAACGCTCGTTTTTGGCTTTTCGCGAGGGAGGTGCATTGCTTCATACCCGTCGTGTATACTACGCACTAAGGGCATGACTGCAAACCGATATTGAAGCCACACGTCCGCAAGGGCGCGTGAAAATTCAACACGGTCATCAAAAACAGCACCCGATCGTTGGGCACGCTTGCGCGCCTTTTGAAAGGATTTAGAACGCTGATTTTTGATCACTTTAGTCAATTCACGTAGAGAACGTAATGGATCTTTAAGAAACCGCAAGGTTTCCCGGATCTCAAAAGCGTCCTCCCCAAAGGCATACGGAGTATTGTCAATGGCAGCTAGAGCATAGAACTTTGCAGTTTCTTTGCTCGCGTCTACATTTAATGCAGGCGGAGAGGGGTACGTTTGATTAGAACGGTGCCAGGTTAATGGACCTGACATCGAATAATCGTAGGAACCCCCCTTAAAAGTGCCAAAACCCGAACCAACGGTTCGGACCTCTACTTCGTCATACTTACACGGATTGTTGATGACAACACCATCTTGTATTAGCCGGGAGTAACCCGGTGTGACAACATCGGTCATCTCCTTGGTAGTCTGGCTCGTAAGATACGGGCCGTGCTCCCCAGAAGGATTACCGGTTACTGTTACAAGTTGCTCCGAGGCCGGTGAGGCCCAAGAGCGAACCCTAGTATAAGGTAGTGTCATAGTAGTCATCCTCAAAAGTGTAAGTTCCATCCAAAAGACCCAGACCAATAGTCTATAGGTATTACTACTCATATCGTATTGGACCGGGAGAAAGGTCCTATAGGTTTTCTAAGCCTATAGAGCATCTTCAGAGAGAAAGGATACTCTCTAAAGTGTGGTATTTTAGCCACACGATGCAACAACAATGGTTTCCCACTTTGTCACCTCCGTTGACGAGCTTCAGTGCTCGCCAACAGATCAC